GTACAACTCCACCTAATGCTAATTCTGATAATCCTTGTAGATTGAATAAATCTGCGTTAAGTGTTACAATACCAGTTGCCTGTTCAACTTCAAATAATTCTCCAACACGGAAGTTACCATCTTGGTCCGTTGATGTATAGAAAACTCTACCACCGCCATTGTTTGCTGTTTCTCTAAATGGTTGTGCTTCAAAGCCTGGTGTAAATCCTGCATTAGTGTAAAGTTCTGGATAATTTGTTGTGCCTAATCCACCAGTACCGATATCTAAGAAATCATGTCCAGTCAATCTAACTTGAGAATATTGCTGTCTGATAGTGATTACTGTTTCGTGATCTGGTGATTCGTTTGCTTTTAAACTTGGCGAAATTCTAAATTGTGCTGTGAGATTCGGAGCCACACCAGATACATTAGTGATCTGTGTTACTCTATAAATTTGATCGTCAATACCAGTGATGTACAACAAGTCACCTGGTCCAGGTTCTCTTGTTAATTCTTTAATTTGTACAACTTTACCTATTTGATATTCATCAGCAAGTCCATCACCTACAATAGTAGCACTAACATTTATAAATCCTGTTCCTCTGTTTGAGAATGTAGGTTGTGATAATACACCGTTTGCTATTCTGGCTTGTACTGCCACATCAAGTGTGTTAACATTATCTGTGATTGTTACTGTTGGTGCAGTTGCGTAACCTGATCCTGTATCAATCAATTGAATTTTTGAAACTTTTCCTGCGTTAGTGATAACTCTTCCTAAAGGTGGTGCACCTTTTTTAATCACAGTTGCGTTTGTCATTAAGCCTTGTGGCAGTGGAATAAAGTAACCACCGTTGCTTCTTCCACCAACGATTGTTGTGTATGATCCAGACAAAGTTGTTAATTCTTTCCAAGACACAGCATCATATGAATAAGCAACTTCACCATTTGTTGTGATTGCTAGATATGTACCTTGTGAGTAAGTTACTGAATAAGGTCCTGTGTGTGGAGGTGTGTCTGATTCTGTCCATACTGTGATAGCACTTGTTGAACTTTGTGCCGCATTAGCATTTGAAACAAAAAATTTGTTAACTGAAGTTGAATCATCAAATGGTGAATCTTGAACTGAAGCAATAAATTTACCACCAGCGAAAGTTAATTCTTGTAATAGATATTTGTTTCCACCAATGTCTGCCGCTAATTCCCAAGTTGTTCCACCATCAACAGATTCCCAAGTTTGTCCAAAATTATTTCCTATAATCACTAAACCATTGCCAGCCGCAATTTTAGTAAACACTGGAGTTGATCCGTCGTATGGTTCAACTTGTACTGATTGCCAACTGTTGCCTTCGTCTCCAGAAGTATAAACAACTCCTGTTTCAGCCACAACAACCCATTGTCCAGAAACATTTTCCCAAGCAACGCCTCGGAATATGTCTGCTCCTATGTTGCTAGATATATCTGACCAGTTTGCTCCATCTTGAGATCTTGCTAAAGTTCCTGTTGAACTAACAGCCATAAAATTGTTTGCACCACCAACGATGCCGTTCCAGTTTGCTGTTGGTACAGCATTGGCTACTGTCCAGTTTGTTGAATCCACTGTTCTTAAACCTCTACCGTTTCCTAATAACACAGTAACGTTTGTAGAAGAAACTCTTCTTGAAGCACCTAGTAAGTATTCTCCACTTAATGGTATTGAAGCAGTTGAATTAGCATACGGTGGTTCACTGAATTGAATTCTTGGTTCGATAAAATATTTTGTTGAAGGATCCAGTTCAGTTGCAATTTTAAATCCACCTAAGAAATGTTGCCATCCAGGTGTATTATCAAATTCTTTTTTAACTGTACAAGTTTTTGTTACTTCGTCAAAAGAATCAATTATAGCATATTGTCCTCTACCAGTACCTTCCCAAATATAAATTCGTTGTCCCACAGTTTGTGCTGATGTGCCTTGGAACTGTTGATTCAATTGAATTGAAGTTGCTGTACCTGTTATTGCAGGTCCTGATTTACTGGTGTAACCAGCACCACCTGCCGGAGTTGAATCTCCAGGACCTAATATTCTTATTTTGTTTACAGCACCATCTCTTGTGTTATCGTATGTGATTGATGCCGCCGCACCTTCTCCTGATCCTGTAATTGTTATGTCTGCTTGAGTGTAATCTTGTCCTGCGTGGTCATAAGCAAACGCAAATATTTCATTTTCATCGTTGTACACAGCATCTATCTGTGCTTCTTGTGTTTGGTTATTGAATTTTGCTGTGATAGGTGTTTCTGTTGGAGTTACTCCTTCAGCAACTGATCCCCAATCTCCATAAGAGTTATTACCGTTGGTTGCTCTAACTTTTCCACCAGCAGTTGCTAGATAACCTATGTGACAGTAGTATGTAAACACAGAAACAAGTTCTGATCTACCTTCTCCGTTGACCCAGAAACCAATACCTTGATCAATTACCTGTGTAAAGTCGTTGGCAACAATTGATTTGTATCCACCATTGTGTAAATCTCCATCCACTTTTAATCCAATACAACCTCTACCAAATGTTGATACGTTTTGTACATAACAAGAACGTGTTGTGATCCAAGCCGAGGCATCTGAAGCACCTGTACCCGGATTTAATGAAACAAAAGAACCACCTGTTGGTCTTCTTGTGCCATACTCGTTGACTGGACCCAATGTGCCAGACAAACCACTTAAAGTCATATTTCTAATACCTGAACCATTGTTTACATGGAACATATCTTGACCTTCGTAACCTGTTGCTGGTCTGATTTCAGTACTTCTTAATTCATCTCCAACCAATGCTGTGTCTCTTGGTACTTTGATCGGAAGTATTTCGTTGTACATTCCTGTTTTAATGAATATTGTTGCTGGTGATCTTTGTCCCAAGTCAGCATTAATAAAATCACAAGCAAATTTAACTGTTTTAAAAGGAGATGCTAATTGTGTACCTCTATCATCTGCATCAACACCTGCTGGTGAAACATAATAAACTTTTGGAGTTACATCAAAGTTTTCCCAGAAAGGAATACTGTTTGAACCTACTTTTAATAATTGACCCGATGTTCCAAGACCAATTCTTAATCTTGTAGAATCATCATTTTGTGTTTTGATATCACCAGGATATTCCAATACGTTTGGTGTGTGTCCTGTTGCTAATAATACCCAATAAGGACCAACATTTTCTGATTCAAAATCTAATGGTGGTTTAGCATCTGATGAATTTGCTTCATGTTTTAAAATACATTTGTAAAGTGTACCAGCAACTGTAACAACATCTCCAGGGAAATAAGTATTTTCTCCTGAAACACCACCAATACCTACTTCAACCCACGGACCTTTGAAAGCATAACCTTCTACAAGTAATTGCCAAGGAAAAGGTGTATCGGTTCCTTCATCATACACACTTCTTGTTGATGGATCAACCTGTTCATTGTCTTTTACAGCGATGTAAAGATCACCACCTGCTCTTACAACGTCACCTGTTTTGTACGCTAATGGTAATTCGCCTAGATCAGGATCAATATAAGTTGATGACCATTCTCCTTTGAATGTGTAACCTACAATTTGTAATTCCCAAGTGCTTGTGGCATCTGTTACTGCTGGAGTAACACCTATGTTACTTTTTAAAGCAACGTATGTGTAACCTCCGTAAAGTACCACATCTCCTTGTTGATAATATTTTGATTGGTTCCATACATCTTCATATTCCAATCCTGGCATCCACAGATTATAATTAGTTTCATCCATGATTGTGTCAATAGCCCAATGTCCTGTTGCTACTTGCCACATACCCGGTGACCATCTTACTAATTCACCTGGAGCATATCTTTCACCGAAAGCATAATCGCCTCTGTATCTGATTCCTGTTAATACTGTTTCCCATTGTTGGCTGTTCGCTTCTAGTCCGTCAGTGGAAACGTTTGCTAAACCATTTACAGAAACTGTTGTTATTGCACCACCAGTAACTGTGTTAACTGTGATCACAGCGTCATTGTCAGGAGTTGCTCCTCCAATGCTTGTGCCTAAAATTGTGAATGTTTCTAGTGCCGCATAGTTAGAACCACCGTTTGTGATCTTAACATAATAAGTTGCTCCAACTTTGAAAACAAAGAATTGAAATCCTGCACCAGCAACTGTTGTAGTAGATGCTACTGTTGGATTAACAAATTTATTTGAAAGTGCTGATCTGTGTCCTGTTTTACATCTATAAACTGTACCACCATAGTACACAACATCATCTGGATAATATAAAGTGTTGTTGATCCAATCTGCTCTGAAATTGTCTGATCTTGAATATTGATCCCAATATGCCGCATTGTATTGTAAACCATCGTCAGCAGAACCAGAAGTGTGTGCTGTGTTACACTTCCAAATTGATCCACCGTAGATTACTGTTTGGTCAACGTTATAAAGAGTATTTGGAGTCCATACACTTGCCCAATCTTCTCCACGAGCAAAGTATACCCATTTCAATTCGTCACCTAATACACCATTGCTGGCAGATGCATTTGAAATATGTCCTTCAATACATTTGTAAATTAAACCACCAACTTTAACTAGTTCACCTACTTTGTAAAAAGTAGAAGGTTGCCAAGCACCTGTCCAACTTTGCCCGTCCATCATTTGTGACCAACGAGGAGTTGAGTTGTTTAAATCATTATAAAAATTTGAATCTGATGTGTGTACTTCGATACAAACAAAAACTTTTGCACCATATCTTAATACATCATCTTTAACATAAAGAGTGTTGGCTGTCCAATCACCTCTCCATCTAAATCTTATCCTATCTATACGAAAATCTGCCATTGATTAATTCCTAACTGTATTTATCGCTCCTAACTTTCATAAGGTTCTACATATCCTGGATATGTATGAGCCTCGTTCACTTTTAATACTAATTCTCCCTCTTTGTTTACATAATAAAATAGGTTTCTACCGTCCCATTTGTACTGTTCGTACACAAGATTTGGATAAACTTTTCTATGTTGTTGATCTCTGCCTTCAAAAAAGTCTTCACCTCTGCTCCAGGTGTTGTAATTTTCGTCAACATTTCCTGGTCTATTCAATTGAACACCATCTTCAAGTTTTAGTAAGTCTGCTTTCACCATGTATAATTCGCCGGCATCAGTTCTACGCAAACCGTAGAAATATCTATTGTTTGCTAGTGTTTTTTGTAACTCGTCTATGCCTACGCCAAATACTTGTGCCATTTAATAACTCACTATGTTATATTAATTGTATTACCCATTAATGCGTGTGCTGTACATTGGTAATATAAAGTGTTTGGAGCATCCATTGGAACTTCAAACACAATATTACCTGATGCCGCACCATTGTTTGTTACACCTGATGTGTACGCCGCTCCACCATTAGAAACTCTAATTTGGAATGGGTGACTACCACCAGATAAATTTTCAAATATGTATGTGTGTCCTCTTGACAAATACAGTACTGGATCGTTAGTAGTTACAGGAAATCCTGGTCCTGAGAAAGTGTAATCACTTGAACCATTAGCACCTAATCTCCAATTTAATACTGGACCATTCTTTTGTTCCCAACGTGTTCCATTGAAATATAAAACATTTCCTTGTGAAGGTGCTACAGAAACACCGTTGCTTGCCGCACTTGAGAAAAGGTGAGCAGATGTGTCTGGAGATATACCAACATTCACTGTGATCGAATTTGATGTTGTTGATGTAATCGCTATCGGCGTGTTGTACGCTGGATCAGTTACTCTTGGATACGGGTGAACCGTAGCATGATTATCTGTTGCACAGGTAAACACTATACTTCCGCCTTTGATGATTACTTTTTGTCCAACTATTAATGAGTGCGTACCAATTGTCATTGTTAACACACCTGTTGCACCTGAATAGGTTGCACCAGTAACAGTGAATTTTTGTAATGCTAAATCAACGTCAGACAGTTCATTTAGAATTGTTGCACCTGTTGTGGCAGTTGAAAATTCTAATCCTGTTCCTGCTGAATTAACTTTTACAAATCTATTTGCCGCACCTGTGTAACTTGAAGGTGTGTCAGTTAGTGCTGTTAATGTTGTTGCGATAGTTGGTTTATTGTTTAAGTTGTTGTAGTTCAAATAGTATGTGCTGTCTAAACCATCTAATGTGTCTGCGTCTGATCCACCAGCACCTGAAGTTGCATCAGTGCCTGGTACCCAGTTTGTACCGTTCCATTTTAAAACGTTACCTGCTACCGGCGCCGAAGTTGTTGTGTCAACATCTGATAGTGCGTCTATTGAAAATGCTGAAACAATTGTTAAACCGTCTGATGTACCATTTACTCTTAAAAAACCGCCTGCTAATCCACCGTAATCTGATGGAGTATCTGTAAGATCAGTAAATGTTGAGGCTCCATCGCCGCCGCCACCTTGAGCCGCAACGTTTCCTGGTTTCCATTTTTGAGCGCCAGCATCATAAATTAATGCTTGACCGTTTGTAGGAGTTGCTGAAGATGTATCAACGTCAGCAAATATATCGATAGATTTATTCTCATCTGCAAGTTTTACCCAAGCACCTGAGTGAGCGTAGTAGGAGGCATTCTCACCATGTACATGAGCAAACATTCCATGATACGTTGCCGCATCTGGTAATTCTGCTAGAGTGTTGTATAAAAATGTAATTTTGTTTGCACCTGTGGCTGTGATCAAATTGTTATTAACAATGGTCAGTGCTGTGCCGTTACCAAGTGCAGTGTATAATTCACCGAAGTTGGCATTTATTTTTCCACCGGCGTCCCTTAACGAGTCACCTTGACCGTCATTTGGGATAATACCAGTGTTTATCAGTTGTCGTGTCATTCGTTTTTCCTCCTACTTTATCCTCTATCGAATGTTATTTCATTACTATCCATTAAGTAATTTGTTTTATCTAATGTGAATATTGTTGCTTCTCTAATTAAGTTTTCATCAGTTTGTGGATAAGTTATTACACCATCACCCACGTTACTGTTAATTCTTACAACTAATTCACCGTCGCTGTTTATGTAATAATTTAAATTTACATCGTCCCATCTAAATTGTTCGTACCTTAAATTTTTAAAAGGTTTAGCATGATTTAAATCTCTACCTTCAAAAAAATCGTAGCCTTGATCAAAATCTTTAAAGTTATCATCAATGTTTCCTGGATTGTTTATTGATACAGGATCGTTTGCTGATAGTTGGTCCACTTTACCAATGTATAAATCTCCTTCGTCGGTTCTTCTCAAACCGTAAAAGTATCTGTCTTTGATACCATTTTGAAGATATACTGATGTATCCTGACCAACTGTGTTTGACATCTTATGTTATCTCCACGTAACTCAACACACAATCTAATGAGTCGTTGATGTTTGCTTGAACGTTTAATGAGTTTTGACTTGCCACAATTAATTTTTCTCCAGAGTTTAAAACCCTTAAAGAAGAATTAGGAGCAATCAAAACATCTTTCACAATAAAACCTGTAACCGAATCTGGAGTTGCTGTCAATGTAACACTGGCTTGTACAACTGATTCTGTCAAGTTTGCTAAAACCATTCCGATGATAGTTGTGTAAGATCCTACCTCTGCTTCATAAACAGGAGTGGTTATAGTTCCTATATTTTTTGTTACAGAGTTTCTAAAATTCGTTGCCATATTTTTCCTATCCTAATGCCAGTGCATATTCCACTGCAATTTCTGTTGCATCAATAATACTAACAGCACCCGACGAACCTGCGATAGATCCCCATTGGATACCATCATAAAGTTCAACACGTTGATCTGCGGTGTTGTAACGTATCATACCTGTTATCGGTGTTACTGGTCTATTTGCTGTTGTTCCAACCGGAAGTACAAATCCACCAGAATCTGACACATCAATATATCCTGTTCCTGTGGTTTTAAACACAATCGGAGCAGATATAATATTAGTTATCGCATTTCCTTCAAATTTGAAGTCTTCAATCCTGATACTACCATTTCCTTGAGCATTTAGGATCAAATCTTGGTCAACACCAGTGGTTGTCAGTGTATTTCCAGTGATTTGAATGTCGTCTACAAGTAAACTTGTGACATCAAATCTAGTAGGATTCACATTTGCTACCAAAACTCCACCAGCATAAAATCTAATTGTGTCATCATTAGCACCTGGTGTCAATTCTGCTGTGATGTATGTGTCTCGATCTAAATCATAAACACCCGTTAATGCAATCCAGTTTGTTCCGTTGTATCCTTCAAACACAGAATCGTCTGTGTTATATCTCATCATACCTGCTGATGGAGAGCCTGGTCTTTCAGCAGTTGTTCCTGTTGGAATTTTTAATGATCCTGTACCAGTTACTTTGAAAACTCCTGATGCAGGATTTACTATAAAATCGCCTGTGTTATTAGATATTGTGTCACCTGACACAGTAAAGTTTTCAAATTTTACAGAACCTGTGCCTGATCCTCTTAAATCTAAATCAGCATTTGTGTCATTTGTTTGAATCAAATTGCCACTGATGTTAACACTATCTATTTGTGCTTCATTGGCAAACACTGTGTTCCATCTTTTTGTGGCAGAACCAATGTTGTATGTGTTGTCTTGTGCTGGAATAATATCTGATCCTATACCTGCTGTGATATTAATTGAATCTGTTGTTTCGTCACCTATTGTAACATTACCGCCTATTGTGATATCTCCTGTAACATCTAAGTTTCCTGTGATGTTTACATTGTCTATAAAATTAATTTGATTATTAAATGAATCAATATCTAAATCTCCAGATGTTGTTGTGATTTCATTGCCTGATAATTTTACATTTCCTGTTTCAATTGAATTTCCTGAAATTACAGTAACATTTGGACCTGATGTAAATGTAAGTGCTTGATCAACATCTATGTTTAATGATGCTGATGTAAAGTTAACTTGTCCTGTATTTTGATTTACATGAAATTGATCACCAACTCTAAAGTCACCTTTATGGTCAACAGATGAATAATAAATTTTAGCATTGTTAGATGTAACCACTTCATTGGCTTGAATAACTGTAACTTCATCATTATCTGTTTCGTAGTCGTTACCAATATAGGCAAAATTGTGAGATATCAAATACATTTTTACACCGACACCATCTCCTACTGCTCCATATGTTCCGTAGATTGATGCTGATGCTATTGATCTTACTTCTGCACCAAAGTCTGTATAATCAACCAATGTGAAGTTGGTTGCTGTTGCTCCTGTTGAAAATCTAATATCTTGAACAGCAATGTTTGTGTCTAATAAAACAGTTGATCCATTTGGTCCATTAAATCTAGAAACTAAAACTGTGTCTGGATTTCCAATAGCCTCTGTTGTTGGAGGAGTAAAGTTTGCTGTTCTAATTGCTGAACCTTTGTAAATTACAAAGTCGTCTATGTTACCAATAAAGCCATTGTTGTTGTCATAGTTGTTACCCATCACAAGAGGTTTTGCCGCACCTAAATCATTTGCTAGAGTTGTACTTCCAACATTTTGTCCAGCAATGTACATTGTAACTGTTGATCCATTTCTCACAATTGAACAATGTGTCCAAGTGTTTAAATTAAATCCTTGAGTACCTGTAATAACGTTAGCACCATTTACATATAATTTTGGTGCGTTGTTTGTGAGATACAACATCAAAGAATATTCAATCGACTGATTGTTTCTAAAATCAAACAGTGTTGTAGATTGTAATTGAGTTGCGTATGCCCAGAATTCAATAGTGAAATTACCAGTGCCGAATCCAAAGTCTGCTGTGGTTGAAATAGAAGCACTATCTCCTATTCCATCCAACAGCAAACTAGCCTGTCCAAACTTCTTAACATTGGTATCTAATTGTGCATCACCATTGGCAGTTATTTGTTTGCCAGTGGTTTCAGGTGGTAAAGCAAAACCAGTTGACTTACCATCTATAATAATTTTTCCATTGTCCACAGATTCAACTGTGCCGGTACCTAATACAGTAACACCATCCACATCATAATATGTGATCACGTGTCCAGGTGCTATAGGTGTACCTGTAAATCCAGAAACTCTTAATTGTGTTTTTCCATCTTCTGCTAAACCAGATACACCATCTACTGCGTAGATACTTCTTGCCGCAAAATAAGTGAACGAGTTTAACCATTCAATACGCACACCGTTTGTTAATGTGATTGCATCCACACCTGGTGTTATAAATGTTGCATTTTGAAACAAACAACTTGCTTCGTTTGAAGCCGGAGTTGCTACTGCACCATCTAATAGAGCACCTTTACCAGCATCTCCGGATCCAAATCCTCTTGGATCTTGTGCTGTGGTTATTGAACCTTGTGTGATTACAGATACGTTTCTAATGTAAGGTGATCTTGAACTGATCTGAAAGCCTGTTGAATCATCTGCACCTGTTGAATTAAATCTAAATGCGTGTCCTGTATTAGCAACACTGTTGTAATAAAATCCTGTAACTGTTAAATCTTCGATCGTCACTTCACCATTAAGAATGAAAGCATCTTGACTGTTTGTTAAGGCACTGGGTTGAATTGTTACTGCTCTTATTCCGTCACCTCTGATTGAAACTCCTGTTGGAACAACCAAAGGAAAATCTTCTGTGTATGTGCCTGGATATATGTAAATGTGATCTCCTGCCACTGCCACTGATAATGCTTGTTCAATAGAAGCATAAGGATCGTTTTGGTGCGTTCCTGATTTAGCATCATCGCCGTTGGTTGCAACATATATCACCTTTCCAGGACGTGCTGTTAAGTCAAGTCCTTGTACTGTGATGTTGCCAGAAAGTGTTAGATTATCTACAATTAAGTTGTTGGCATATGCATTGTTCCAACGTTTTGTAGGTGTACCTAAATTATAAGTGTCTGATTGATCTGGTGTTAAATTAGATGTGATATCAGCATTGATCGTGATTGAATCTGTGTCTGAATCTCCAATGGTAATGTTACCATCTGCTCTAATATTACCAGTTGCGTGAATATTTCCGTTTACTCTGGTGTTACCGTGTACTTCGACGATACCCGTTCCGCTTGTTACTATTTCAAAATTTTGATTAGAATCTGTTGCTGTGATGGAATTTCCATCGATTATTAAATCATTAACAAATATCTTATTGTTGTAAATGATGCCATCAGCGGCTGAAAAATTTAATTGTGGTGCTGTGGTACTGATTGTGTTGCCAGATACTCTGACATTGCCCACATCTAATTGTCCTGTAACTTCTGCATTTACTGTACGTGCTGTTCCATTTACGTCTAATGGATACTGCGGAGTAGCGGTTTTTATGCCGATCCTGTTGTTATTAACATCAATGTATAACAGGTTAGTCTCAAAAGCCAAGTCTGCTCCATTACGCAGAAGATTGGACTTTAAGAGCTGACCCGAAATTCGACCAACGGCCATTGTTTACTCCTTTTTAAGCACGGGGATCTTGTCCCACCAACCTGATTTTCACCTTGCGTTGTTCACAAGTTCTTCGTCGGTTGTACCACGGTTTGTCCTGCTGAATCTGGTCGGATAACAGCATTAATGTTATTTATCGAGGTTTTGGTATTATATTGTACAAGGTTAATTTATACTAGTTTAATATCAGGTTATAAATGGTATTCAAATCGTTGGCTAGTTCTCTGGTCACTGTGACCTCTTGTACACCAATGGATTGAACCCACCCATCTGCCGCGCCAGCATACACCTGTAACTCGCTATTGTCTGTGTTGAACCACAAGGCTCCCAATCTTGGTACTGTTGCGTTTCGTTGTGCTTCAGTTCCATATGGTCCTACGTAACCGTTTGTGGTGTCAAATTGTATGGTTCTGTTCTGTTTTAAGCCTGTTCCAGTAATGGTAATATCAGCATCAACAACTGTGTTTTCTATCAAACCACCAGTTATTTCAAGGTTTGCTGTGTCCAGCACAACTTTACCTGCGCCGTTGGCTATCAATGCGGCTTGCCCACCTATACTGCCCACAGTTACAGTGTTGTTATCCAGTGCAAACTGATTTTGACTGGAAAATCTAGTAACCCTTAAATTACCCAAACCGTCTATTTCACCTATATTATTCGATCCTGCGTAAAAAGTAAATTTATTATTGTTTAATTCTATTGCAGTATTTCTATCACCATCTTTAATTCCATTCAGTGCTATTTTGCCTGTGGAGAACATTTCAAATTCGTTCAAAGATGTATCATATCTAATGGCATTTCCTTCAGCAGGATCTTGAGCAGTTGTACCTTTAGGAATTTCAATGTTGGATAATCCTACAAATTGTAAACTGTTTCCACTGACCCCAAATCCTACATCTCCTTGTGATCCACCCACTAATGAATCAGCAACATATCCTGACACGCCTGTGTCATTTTCGCCAAAGATACTTTCTATTGTGGCAAAATTTGGTTTGCTTAACACTGGAGCAAAGTATGTAT